AATGATTGGCTTAATTCTCTTGAACGTGATTTTCCAAAAACCATTGAAGCCTTGAGAGAAGCAATCAAATCAGGCATACAGAATGAAGGCAAGAAAAAATTTTGGCAACGTGTTGCTAATAATCCTAATATTTTTGATGATATTAAGGACATCTTTTACAAACCGGGCGATCACATTCGCCCAACAGCATTTAATAAGATTATGAATTTTTTCTTGAATCGTCCTATGACGGCGAAGGAATCACAAAACGCACAAGATAGGTACGATTACGATACGTCCTCTTCATCTGACTTTGACCCGGACGAAAGGTTCTAAAAAGGCATCAGGGCCGAAGCGCAAATGGCGGTACTTTTCATGTGATTTTGAGACTACCGTATGGGACGAGGACACCATTAAACGGTTGGGGGAACAAACGTACACAGAAGTGTGGGCAAGTGCCGTTGTAGAATTTGGCTCAGAGGATGTACAGATATTCCATTCAATAGATGAAACCTTTGAGTATTTCAGGAGTTTGAAAGGAAATCTGGTTTGCTATTATCACAACCTGAAGTTCGATGGTAACTTTTGGCTGTATTATTTCTTGAATGTGAAGCACTGGAAACAGGCCACATATAAGACAGGTGATGACGAATATGATATTGCTTGGGTAGAGTCAAAAAACATGATGAACAACACCTTTGAGTACAGTGTTTCCGATCGTGGTCAATGGTATACAATAACCTTCAAGGTTGATAACTTTATTGTGCAGTTGCGAGACAGTTTGAAACTGCTTCCCTTTTCTGTCAAGGCAATAGGTAAGGCATTCAAAACCAAGCACCAGAAATTGGAAATGGAGTATAAAGGTTTTAGATATGCCGGTTGCCCTATTACAGACGATGAAAAGAAGTACATTGCAAACGATGTACTGGTAGTAAAGGAAGCGCTTGAAAAAATGTTTTCAGATGGCTACAACAAGCTGACCATAGGTGCGTGTTGTCTGTCGCAATACAAGCAATCAATAGATCCGGAAATGTACAAGGCAATGTTTCCAGACTTGACAGAGGTTTATCCTAGTGTTGATGTAGATGCGTCAACAGCGGACGAATATATCAGGCACAGTTATCGCGGTGGATGGTGCTACCTAGCTAAAGGAAAAGAGAACAAACTGTACACGAACGGTACTACAGCAGATGTGAACAGTTTGTATCCCAGTATGATGTCCAGTGAATCAGGAAACTATTATCCGGTTGGATATCCGCACTGGTGGAAAGGTAACGAGATACCAGAGAAGGCCAGAGACGGAAAGCATTATTATTTTCTTAGAATCAGAACAAGGTTTTATCTGAAGCCGGGAATGCTTCCCTTTATTCAGATAAAAGGAAGCCTTAATTATAAGGGAACAGAAATGCTTGAAACATCTGACTTAGTAAATAAGGAAACAGGAGACAGTACAGCATTTACATATAATGATGGCGTACTGGAACCAGTCAGGGTTACAATGACCATGACGATGACAGACTTCAAGCTGTTTCTTGAACACTATGATGTGGAAGATTTTGAAATCCTAGACGGATGCTACTTTGCTACAGAAATAGGAATCTTTGATACCTATATTTCACACTGGGCAAAGATCAAAATGGAAAGTAAAGGAGCCATGAGGACGGAAGCGAAACTGTTTCTGAATAACCTATATGGCAAGATGGCATCAAACACAGATTCTTCTTTCAAATATGCGTACATGAAAGAGGATGAATCAGTTGGTTTTGTAGCCGTAGAGGAACACGCAAAGCGTCCCGGATATATCCCGGTGGGAAGTGCGATCACAAGCTACGCCAGAAACTTTACGATCAGGGCGGCACAGCTTAATTACCACGGGCCAGACAAACCGGGTTTTATTTACGCGGACACGGACAGCATACACTGTGACTTAAAGCCAGAGGAGTTTCGAGGGGTTCCTGTTGACCCAGTTAAGTTCTGTCACTGGAAACTGGAATCATCGTGGGACAAAGGATTGTTCGTCAGGCAGAAAACCTATATGGAACATGTTGTGGCAGAGAATCTGGATCCAATAGATGAACAGTATTGGAATGTGAAGTGTGCAGGAATGCCAGAGAGTTCAAAGAAATATTTTCTACAGAAGATGGAAGCCGGTGAGATGCAGTTGTCAGACTTTAAGGTAGGCTTAAAGGTTCCGGGTAAACTGGTACCTAAGAGAATCAAAGGCGGAGTACTTCTGGTTGAAACCAATTATGAAATGAGGAAACAATAATGCAGAAAAGAATACTAACACAAGCACAGATAGATGCTATGAAAGAACGCAAGAAAATGCAGAATGATAAATACAAGCGAGAGGTGTTTAGTCAGATTGTAAAAACAGGGAAATCTGTTATTGATACTCTCGGTCATGACATTGAAATCGTACAGGAATTGCCGATCAAATGAAAATCCCCGGCACTGGTATAACCCAGTACCGGGGTATTATCATATCCATTGCAGATTCGCAAGCGGTCAGCAAAACCGTATCAGCACTCAGGCGGTACATTCAAACCGTGCTTCCCTGAGAGAGCGAACGAACGCTGTAATGGTGATAACCTTAGTGATAGGAAATCAGTTTCATCAACGCTTCTTTGCACTGAAGATTCTTGAATCTGAAGCATCCTTTTTCGAAATAAAATCTCATGTTCTGGATGAAAAGATCGTTTCGTTTGAGCATAACATAATTTATATTGTGGTCTTCAGTTGTAACAGCAATCTTGAATTTATATGTACTATCATCATGATCGTCACAATAAATGACGCCTTCCTGATAATATTCCCTGATTGCATACTCTCTGCCATTGTACTGGATAGTAGCAAGGTATCTGCTATCTCCTGACGGTCTAGCGATAAACGCTTTATTGTCATTAAGATAAAGAGATTCAGCAGCATAACCAATATAATTGTTGTGTTCAAAAGCCCGGTTGAATGCTGATTCTTTTATTGCTTTTGATGCAGATTCAATAAATCCATTCTCAAGTACCCAGCCTTTTCCTCTCATGAACTTTGTAGTTTCCTGTAGCCGTTCAGCAATTCCCAGTTCTACATAGTAAGGATTGATAAGAGAGACAGGATTTGATAACATATACACAGGTACATATCGTACCTGTTCCCCATGTCCTCTTGCAATACTGGTATGGATAGAAATGAATTTTCTGATTTCATCTGGACAATAATGATTTGTCTCACTCTGAAATTCATCAAAAATCATTCTGTCTACGTCAGAAAATAGATGACTGTATCGTTTGATATTATCAGCAGAGTTCATGCTGATTGCATAACCACAGCTATGACCTTTGCTATCCTCTGCTTCATCTGGATAAATCAGATAAAGTTCATGATAAATTCCGTTTGCCCTTCTTTCGCTACGCATTGCGTAACCGGGGAAGAACAAGGGGCCAATATCCTTAAAGAACTTATCAGCAATGGAATCAATCTCATAATTAAACCGGAGTAACAGTGCAAACTTTCCCTCTCCATTTAAGAATTTTTTGACGCAATATCTACCAAACCATGTGGTTTTACCGCCTGTACGGTTTGTAGTAACCAGAAACAGTTCCGGCTTATTTCCGTCAATATCCATCAATGAAAGTAGTTTTGTTCCATCATAGTATTCCGGCATCTTTTTTACTTCCTTCCGGCCTTTTATTATGTTATCATTATATTACAAAAGAAGAACTGTTGCAATCGTCTTACTAATCGGAGGTATTTTAATGAACGCTTCAGATGTACTGAATGCAATTTCAACCGTTGGATTTCCTATTGTAATGTGCCTGCTTCTGCTATATGTGCTGTACAAGCAGAGTGAGGAGCATAAAGAGGAAATGAACAAGATGAATGAATCTCTTGCAAATAACACGCTTGCGATTCAGCATCTTGCAGATATTCTGGAAGGAAGGGAGAAAAATGACAAGGAAGTTTAGTACACTTAAAACAGGCAGTACAGGAACAGATGTAATCGTTCTTCAGTCTTTTCTCAGATCCATGCACTTCGTTGGTTCAAACGGAAAACGAATCGAAGTTGACGGACAGTATGGGGCAAACACAGCACACGCTGTCAATAGTTTCAAAACATTTTGCAAGAATTGTGGTCAGAAAACTACAGCGCTTAATGGCGTTTGTGATTCTACCACATGGAATATGTTAATGGGTGAATGATATGCCAGACTTAAACCAGTATATTCAATGGTGCATAGAAACGTGTAATAAGGATAACGTTGGTTATTCTCAGGCATATCGTAATCAGCAAACCGTAAACGGCATTACTTACTATGACTGTTCTTCTTTTGTGAATTTTGGACTTAATGCCGGTGGTTTTGCTACCCCTAACTATGCACCAGGCCATAACGCATTTACTACTTATACAGAAGTTACAGAATTGACCAGACTTGGCTTTAATGAAGTAGACCTTAATGGCGAATGGCAACAGGGTGACATTCTGTGGAGAGCAAGCCATACCGAAGTTGTGTATGCCGGTGGTACAGGTCATGGCAGAACAATGGGTGCTCACTCTTCTAAGTATACGCTTGCAAGACAGGTGAGCATAAACGGCTTTAACTCCTACGCTAAGAGTTGGAGCAAGCTGTTCCGCTATTCTGGTAGCGGTGGAACAGAACCTTCCAAACCTAATCAGAAAGTTTCCATGTATGTAATTGCCGCAATGTGTGGTAACTTCATGCAGGAATCACAAATTAACCCGGGGTATGGGAGGGCCTGAGAAAGCGTTCATTTACCGCACTTAATGCAGGATGCGGAATAGGGCAGTGGACAAATACAGGTGGTGACACTAACGGCAGACTGTATAAGATGTGGCAGTACTGCTCTGCTCACGGTGGCGTGTACAATGGTGATGCGCAATGCGATTACATTGTACAGGAAAATGTCTGGTTGGCAAAAGATACCAGTTATGGCTATTCAACGCTGTCGGAATTTCTTGCGAGTACTTCTACAGACATTGTAGCACTTACCCACGCATGGAATATTAACTGGGAGGGAATACATGATGCATCTTGGGATACCAGAGTAGATTACGCTAGGTTATGCCTTAATTATCTCAAAGATCATGCTTCCGATCAGGCAACTTGGACATCTGTCAATGATTGGATAACTCAGTCCCAACAGCTTGAAAACGCTGTGATGGTGTATCAGCACTTTAATTCAGATGGAAGCGGTGTAAATCCTGACCCTGTTGAACCGGAGGATGATGAAACACACAGGGTTACAATCATAGGTACAGGTGGTGGCACAGCCGGGGCATATCCGGAACTTGCAAAAGAAGGCACTATCATTTCATACCACACAGAGTCTTCAGACGCATCCGAATATTCGTTTGAAAAATGGATTGTTCAGTGGCCGCCTACACTATCACTCAGTGGCACTGAAGGAACCTTTTCAATGCCGGGAAGCGATGTGGTAGCAAGAGCGCAGTATTCCGGAGGGACGGCAGGCCCTTATGCCAACAAAACTAATCTGAATATTATTGTTATAGGAAAAGTAAATGCTACTGTAATGATAGAAACACAGGACGGCGGGCGGGTAACTGAAACAATAACTTTTGACAGCAACGAACAGAAGGTGTATACTTACAGTATAGGTATTTCAGACCCGGTACATATAACAGTCAACTCAGGTACAAAGGTTACTCCGGTAACAAGATATGTTCCCGGATGGACAGATGATAGTGAGAACTTACGCTACTTCTATTTTCAGCCTAATATTGATGTTACACTGAATATGATCGGACAGCCTGTAACTCTCAAAAAGAAAAAACGAGAGTTCAAATGGTGGAAATACATGAGACCAACGTGGACTTGGAATTGGTAGAAAAGAGGTTAGAATGGCAGTTAAATCAAAAGAGGACATTCTGAGTGCAATCAAAGATAAATTCAAAGATGACACTACAGATTCAACTCTGTCGTTCATTGAAGATGTGAGCGACACCATCAATGACCTTGAGAGTAAGGCATCAGGGGAACAGAACTGGAAACAGAAATACGAAGATAACGACAAACAGTGGAGAGAAAAATATAAGGAAAGATTTTTCTCAGGCGCTCCCGCAAAGAAAGAGGAACAGGAAGAGGAACAGGAACCAGAAGAGAAAGTACCCGGATATAGAGATGATGGAACTCCAATGAGTTTCAATGACTTGTTCAAGAAAGGATAAAATACAATGGCAAAGAAGGTTGCTGTATCGACGCTTAATGCGTCTACAATGGACATCCTTAATGTAATTCGCCAGAACGCTTCTGCTGAGTACCAGAATCTTGTGCCAGAGGTGACAAAAGAGACTGATATTCCGAAGGTTGGCGAAGTGCTTTACGGATACCCGGCACTTGCAAACCAGTTCATCAATGCACTGGTTAATAGAATTGCACTGGTACAGGTACGCAGTGCTACGTTCAATAATGATTATGCCGAGCTGAAGAAGGGTTACCTTGAGTTCGGAGAATCTGTCGAGGAAGTGTTCGTACAGATTGCAAAGGCAAGGGAGTTTTCTGTCGAGA